AACCTGCGCGGTGCCAACCTGTTCGGTGCCAACCTGCGCGGTGCCAACCTGCGCGATGCCAACCTGCGCGGTGCCAACCTGTTCGGTGCCAACCTGCGCAATGCCGACCTGTTCGGTGCCGACCTGTTCGGTGCCGACCTGCGCGATGCCAACCTGTGCGGGGCATCTATAGATCAAATGATGTGGAATATTTATACGGTGTTCTATCCGTTGCAATGTCCGGAATCCGGCTCTTATATCGGCTATAAAAAGGCAAGTGGCCTTGTTGTGGAGTTGGAAATCCCCGCAGATGCACGCCGGTCCTCCGCTACTAGCCGAAAATGCCGCGCCAGTAAGGCCAAGGTATTGAGTATCACAGATATCAACGGAAATCCTGCTGGCGGCCAGGTAAAGAGCAATTATGATCCGAACTTTGTTTATGCCATAGGCGAAACCGTTGAGGTGACTGATTTCGACGATAACCGATGGAACGAGTGCTCCACTGGCATTCATCACTTTATTACACGGGCGGAGGCCGTTATTTACGAATAAAAAGCGCCGCTCCCCGGTGTGCGAGACCGGAGGGCGGCAAGAGAAAGAACATCTGCCCTTATTTTAGGGCACGAAGGAGGGAAAGTCAATGCTGAATACCACAAATATTTCCGCCCTGCTGCGCTGGGCAATGGAGAATATCGGCTATCCAATCGACGAGATTAACGCCCTGGACGGGACAGTACATATCCGTCTGTCAGATGGCCGAACCGGATTTCTTTATATGGGCGAGGATGGCTGCCCGCGGGCGGTGCTTCCGGCGATTGCCTGATATGGAGTGGTGGCTTCCGTTTTCACCATACCGGGATATGCAACAGGATCCAACCGCAGGGAATTGCCCAAATTGCGGAGCAGAACTTTACCAAAACGAAGAAATGTGCCAGAAATGTAAGGAGGAACAAAATGACACTGTATGAAATTGACCAGGCGATTCAAGGTCTGGTAGACCCGGAGACAGGGGAACTAATGGACTATGAGGCGTTTGCTGCGCTCCAGATGGATCGGGACGCTAAGATTGAGAATATGGCCCTTTGGTACAAGGATTTGATGGCCGACGCCAAGGCAATCAAGGAGGAGGCAGACACGCTCAATGAGCGCAGAAAGGCCCTGGAGAACAAGGCGGAACGGCTGAAATCCTATCTGTCCCTTGCATTAGACGGCGAGAAGTTCCAGACGGCCAGGTGCTCCGTCACTTTCCGCAAAACCTCGTCCATTCAGGTGTCCAATCCGGAGGCCCTGATCCGCTGGCTGGAGCAGAACGGCTATGATGCGGAGTGCGTCAAGTACAAGGAACCAGAGGTCAGCAAGACTGGCATTGGCAAGCTCATTAAGGAGGGCGTGCCCGTTCCATATGCCTCGATTGAGCAAGGCCGCAGTGTGGGGGTGAAGTGATGGACAAGTTCCGTCTGCTGGAGGCTTCCGACATTGAGGTGAAGGTCAAGCAGGTCAAAAAGAATGGGGCGGTTCTCCTGCTTTATAAGACGGCCAGGACGGATATGGATATCCTGGATGAGACGGTTGGCTCTGAAAACTGGACGAACGATTACCGGGAAATCAAAGGGAACCTGTATTGTGGGATTGCTATCCGTGAGGGAGACGCCTGGACGTGGAAGTGGGACTGTGGAATAGAGTCCAGGGAGGACGGCGAGGGCAACGAGAAAAAGGGAGAGGCAAGCGACGCATTCAAACGTGCTGGTTTCCGATGGGGCATCGGCAGAGAGCTCTATACCGCACCGTTTATTTGGGTACCCTCCGAGAAAATGAACATCCTGGAATCCAATGGGAAGTTTCGTACCTTCGACACCTTCTCGGTTGAGAAAATTGCTTATGGTGACAACCGTAGGATTTCTGGTTTATCTATCCTGAACAACCGGACAGGAAAGCGGGCGTTTGTATGGGCTATGAGCTGATAAACGAGATCGGCGCAAAGTCCGCACTCCTGGATAAGGCGATCGGGCAGCTCGGAGCCCGCGGCAGGGCATATGCGCAGGCGGAACGCGATTACAGGGTAGCCCTTCGAAAAGCTGTATTGGAAGCCAGGGCGGAGGGCACGCCTGTAACCATTATCTCTGATATTTGCCGTGGTGACGCGGAGATCGCCCGGCTGCGCCTGGAAAGAGATATTGCGCAGACAGTGTACGAATCCGCACGGGAGGCCATACAGGGCTACAAGCTGCAAATTCGCATCCTGGACGCACAGTTAGAAAGGGAGTGGGCGCGTGCATCGAGAGACTAAGGCCACCGCCATATCCGCCGCAACCAAAAAGGCCGTATGGGAGCGGGACTTTGGGCGGTGCGTACTCTGCGGCTCCATCAACGCAGGGCCACACTGTCATTACATACGGCGGAGTCAGGGCGGTCTTGGGATTCCAGAGAACATTTGGACAGGCTGCCAGCGGTGCCATGCGGCATTTGACAACGAGGGGGCGGATGGTCTGCTTCATAAACACATGCAGGATTACCTCCGCACTTTATACCCAGGATGGGATGAATCAAAACTGATATACAAGAAAGAAGGGCCAAAATGCTAAATAGGGTTGTGATCCAGGGCCGCATTGGAAAGGACATCGAACTGCGTCACACGCAGTCCGGTGTCTCGGTGGTCAGTTTCTCCATCGCGGTTGACCGGGATTTTAAAGACAAGGCCACTGGCGAAAAAACCACCGATTGGGTTAATGTGACCGCATGGCGCTCCACGGCGGAGTTTGTAAGCAAATATTTTTCCAAGGGCCGCATGGCTGTGGTAGACGGCAGATTGCAAACCAACATCTGGACAGACAAGGACGGGAACAAGCGGTCGAGCCTGGAGGTTGTGGCTGATAGTGTGTACTTTGGCGACAGCCGGAAGTCGGAGGGGAACGCACCAGAGTCTGAATTTCCAGAACAGAATGGGCAGGAGTTCTCGGAGGTGGACGACGACGGAGAGCTCCCGTTCTAGGGCGGTGATGGGTTGACTTACATTGATTACCTTAATGAGTTCAACCGTTGGATCGAAAACAACCACTTGACGCTTCCGGCGCAGGTCTTGTACTTCAGGCTGCTGAACGTATTTAACCGGGCTGGGTGGCCTGAGTGGGTTCCAGTAGACACCATTCGGTTGCAGGTAATGACAAATGGATTGTCAAAGCCATCCGCTTACAGAGCGAGGGACGAGCTTGTAAAGGCTGGATTTATCCGATACCAGCAAGGGAAAAAAGGGGCCCCGAGCCGCTATTCCCTATCGGAACAATCAAATTCTGGTATTGATTCTTTACAGGAAACGTTACATAAACCTTTACAGTTTCCTTTACAGAATCCTTTACAAGAAACTTTACCCATATATAAGACTAAGACTAAGACAAAAGAAAAGACTCCTACGGAGTCAAAAAGAAAAGTGTTTGTTCCTCCCACGGTGGACGAGGTGAGAGAATACTGCCTTGCACGCAAAAACGGCATAGACCCGCAGGAGTTTGTGGACTACTACGCGGCCAGAGGGTGGATGCTGGGGAAGGCCAAAATGAAAGACTGGAAAGCTGCTGTGCGGACGTGGGAGAAGCGCAGGAAGGGGGGGAACCATGACCAGCCAGAGCGATATTTCACTGCTGCTGACATTCCGGGCAGAAATGATTGACCCATCCCTGCCGACAGGACTTTGGTGGTGCGCTACGCCGGAGGACGCGGCGGCGGTTGGTATTAACGCCGTGTGCAAGAACAGATACGCGGCTTGGGAGGACTTAACTGCCTGCACGGAGTTTATCACCCAGTTCTGCTATGTGTTCGTCGCAACACCAAACGATGCAGACCGGGAAGAGATTGTAGGCCAGCTCCAGAAGTGGGTGCCGGTCACTATCCTTGTGGCGGATAAGGCGGCGTTTCGCGGGAATGAATCAGTGGTCGAACTGCTGGACAATGCTGGCCCAAAGGCGGTAGAAAGCCTTTTGTTTGGCGCTTTGGATGTGCCGAGGCCGGGGCTGATTGACCTGTCGCAAGTGGAGATGGACGCGCCCATTTCGCAAAACCGCATGATGTCCGGGCTGGTGCCGCTGGACTACTGCACCGGCGGATTCCGGGGAGGCGAATTGTCAGTATGGACAGGCAGGCGCGGCGAAGGGAAATCGACGCTTCTCGGGCAGATGCTCGTGGAATCAATCAACCAGAACCGAACTGTATGTGCCTATTCCGGGGAGCTCCCGGCGAGGCAGTTCAAACGGTTTGTGCTGCCGCAGATCGCAGGGCCGAGGAATCTTGTAGAGCAGCCAGACCCCAGAACGGGGCGGATGGAGTACGCGCCGTCAAAAGAAGCTGTTCGGGCGATTGACCAATGGCTGGAAGGGAGCTTTCTCCTGACCGATTTGCGACAGTCAAATGCCCATGACGAGGACAACATACTGCGCCTGTTTGAGTATGCCTACCGCCGATACGGGTGTTCGGTGTACTTGGTGGACAACATCATGACCGCAAGTCTGAAGGGAGAAGTGGAGCTTGGTCATTATGGGGCCCAGAAAGCTTTTACGCAGAGACTCAGCGCCTTCGCAAAACGCCACGATGTACATGTGCATCTGGTGGCCCATCCCAGGAAGGCTGGAGAGGAGCGGGGACTGACAGCAGACGACGTTGCGGGGGCGGCGGAGATTACCAACCTCGCTGACAATGTTTTTTCTGTTGAGCGGGCAAAAGAATCTGACGAAGTTGACTCCAGGATCAGGATTATCAAGGCCAGAGAGACCGGCAGCCGCGAGGTAATCCCGTTGATGTTCGACACCAAATCACGGAGATACTACGACGCGGGAGGAAACCCGACAAAGAGATATAGTTGGGAGGCAGCCAGAGATGGACATGGATAAGGCGATAGGCATAGCGGCGGAAGAGGCCATGCGTCATATGAAAATCGGTATTTTTGCGTTGGACGGAGGCGGAGTAGAATTGGCGAAGGGGCATTTCGAGGTGGCCTATGCGCTGTTTGCCCTAGTGTTGGAGCGGAACGATGGAGAAAATCACGTTTAACATACCATACCCGCCCACGAAGAAGGGCAAGTCGGCCTTCTGCCGCCGGTTTGGGCTGAACGCCTACTACTCCGGCAAGCACTGGGCGCAGCGGAAGAAGGACGCCGACGAGCTCCATGCGCTGACCCTGGTCGCGCTGAAACAGGCCCGTGTGAGGCGCGGGATGGTACGTGGGCCGGTCTCCATCACCTTTGCATGGGACGACGGGCTGGACATTGACAACCACGCAGCAATCGCCAAAGCCGTGGTGGACGCGCTCAAGGGATACCTGCTGCCCGACGACGATCACCGCTGGTACAGGCAGGTCATACATAGGCTTTGGGACGGGGGATGTATTCGGGTGGAGGTGACGGAGCTGTGATCACCAGAGACCCCTACGGCATCAGCGGAGCGGTGGCACCCTGGCGCAGCCTGGACGCGATGGAGCCGATCGTGGAACGCAATATTACGGAGCGGGACGCGGAGGAGGCGGCAATCTGTGGACAGTGCCCGCTGCCGGACTGTAACCCCAAAAGAGTTGGCTGCCTCCTACATACCAGAGCGAAAAAGCCAAAACCGTCCCGCGATTTGCTGGAGCGCATGGCGCTGGACGGGCATGGGCCGGAGGAGATATCCCAGGCCACCGGATACAGCATATCAACCACCGCGATGTACATGAAAGATTTTTTTAAGGCTGGGCCATGTGAACGATGCTCGTCCAAGAGCATTTGTGATGCGGCCGGCGGGACGTGCAGCAGAAAAGAGCGCTGGAAAGCAGCCAAGGAGGTGCCAAACGGTGGACGATAAGACGCGCGCCCTGCTGGGTGATCACGAGGCGGCTAAGCTATGAGGGTGTTGGTGGCCTGTGAGGAGTCGCAGGAAGTCTGCAAAGCGTTCCGGGCGCTGGGGCATGAGGCGTACAGCTGCGACATTGAGCCGTGCAGCGGGGGGCATCCGGAGTGGCATCTGAGATGTGACGCGCTGGAGTTGCTGAAAATACAGTGGGATATGATTCTGGCGTTTCCACCCTGTACATACTTGTCAAACGCTGGTGCTAAGCACCTGTTTCGCGGCGGCATCCTCAATCAGGAGCGATACCAGAAAGGTTTGGAGGCAAAGGAGTTTTTTCTGAAATTTCTGGACGCGGACTGCCCGAAAATCTGTGTTGAAAATCCAGTATCAAGCAGAATTTATGAAATGCCGCCGCACAGCCAGGAGGTGCAGCCCTGGATGTTCGGGCATCCAGTACAGAAAAAGACCCGTCTGTGGCTGAAGGGTCTGCCGCCATTGGAACCGACAGACATCGTAGACCCGGAGTGCGGCTGCCATGAAGCTGGTACATGGTTTATGAAAGGCGGCAAAGACCGGCAGAAAAACAGGGCCAAGACCTTTCCGGGCTGGCAAAGGCTATGGCCCAACAGTGGGGAGGTATCTGTGGTGGATGATATCAAATTAACCCTGCTTGGCAATAAAGAGGCAGCCAAGCGGCTGACGGATGCGGGGGTGCTGGTTCCGTGCCCGTTCTGCGGGGGAGAAGCGGAAGTTGTAGCATATGGCCCAAGATTATTGCGCCCATCAAGGAACCATGTTTATAGCGTTTCTTGCAACGAATGTGAAATGATGTTCGGCTGGGATGTTGACTATGGAGGGCGATATGACACTGAGTATGAGGTTATGCTCGCCTGGAACACCCGCGCGCCGATTCTGAGCGCGGAGGAATTGCAGAGATTGGAGGTCAAGCCATGACGCGGGAAGAAGCGATTGAGTGCCTGAAAACTATACAGCGGTGGACTCCGGACTGGGATGACCGGGAAGATGGGCTGTCTTATTGGGATGCTATTGATATGGCCCTCTCCGCCCTCCGCCCCGTCAGCCGGGAGCAGGTGGAGCGGCTGTGGCCGGGGTGTGACCGTTGCAAAGCAGCTGATACAGCAATCGCATGGGAGCGGTGGGGACACCAATACTGTTCTCAATGTGGTCGCCCTCTCACCCCAGAGGCGTGGGAGGAACTGAGAAAGAGACTGGAGGCGCTAAACAATGACAAAAAATGAATTTATAGCCCTAATTGGGCAAGACGTAGTTGTAGACTATCCATTTGGCCGAGAACTCCAGCGGTGGAGCATGAAAAACTTTTATATCGATGGAAATGGCGAAGTCAAACATAATCGTCTCACGCTTATTATGGATGCTTTTATTGCCAACGCAAGAAATCCCCACAAAGGGAAGCCCACGCATGGTTAAGGAGGCGCTGAAAGATGAGTGCGATTGATTCGGATGCGCTAAAGGAGTATATCAAGAAAACAGATTTAACCGCTGTTGAACGGGGTGCGCTTTTGCAGGCGATCTCTAATATGTCCACCCTCACCCCGCCGAACGAGCCGCTGACATGGAATGAGCTGGGCAATATGATGGAAAAGCCTGTATATATCGTCGAGCTGGAAGATGGGGAAAGTTGCTGGGTGTTAGTGCATACCGTTGACGATATTAAGGCTTTATTTGTGTCGGCGTTTGACCAATACGATTACGGGAATAGAGAACTATACGGCCAAACATGGCTTGCCTACCGCCGCCTGCCGGAGGTATCGCCATGAGATGCCAATACACCCGCCAGGAGCTAGAATCCATTACCCAGGAGACGGCAATCTACATTGAGGGCGCAGGGATAGCCCAGCTCCAATGGGGCGGCCTGGAGATTGCAGAGGGGTGCAAGGATGGATACCTCTACTGCAAGCACATCAAGCCGTTTAGCCTAGATCTGTACGGCCAATACTGGACGGCCTTTGATGGGCCGCCGGAAAGGGGAAAAAATAATGAAAATCCCAGCGGAATTTGAGGACATTTTACGGGGTGTAGAGTTGACGGAGAGAGAGAAGCGGTTCCTGCGCTGGATAACCAGCTGGGACGACCACACAATGCAGAACATGAGAACCGTGGTGGAGAAAGTACGGAGCACCCTCTCCACGCTCCAAGCCGAAAACAAGGAGCTGCGGGCCGAGCTGGAGCAGGTGAAGCGGGAGAGGGATGCGGCGGTCGGCGACATGGAGGCACTGATGTGGTACAGCGGAGAAGGTTGCCAGATTTGTGCCAATGCCGTTGAGGTACACAAAAGGCCGTATGTCCGATTGGATTGTAAACTGGGGTCGGGGATTGATTGCAAGCCGAAATGGCGCGGCCAGAAGGAGGGCTGACATGGAACGGCTGACATACTGGTGTGACAATGGGCATGGTGATGGAAAATGGTTTGTAGCTCTCGATGCCGAAGGAAGAGAAGATTACGGGCCGCACGTTGACCGCCTCGCAGCCTATGAGGAGACTGGCTTGGAGCCGGGGGAAATCGAACAGCTCAAAGGTGAAGCATTTGGTCTGAGAGTGGACAAGCAAGAGCTGGAGCAATATCGTGCTCTCGGCCCCATTGACCGCCTCCGCGAACTGGCCGAGGCCGCACTACGGAGGGAGCAGGATGGCTGATATTCTGACGATCATAGCTGCTGTGGAGTGGATGGCGCTTGGCCTGCTTGTCCTGTGGAAGCTCAAGGGGTGGGATCGAAAGATGGAAGAGTTATACGAAGACATGAAGAAACAGTGGGAGGCCGAGCATGAGACTAGTTGATGCGGATAATGCACGAGAGTGCTTTGGTGGTGATGGGGTGACTGGAGCCGTCATGAAGCGTATGTTTGATAGCCTACCCACCATCGACGCCGTGCCTGTGGTCAGGTGCCGGGAGTGCAAGTTTTACCGAGAGTTACGTACAAAACGGCACAACCAGCTCATGCGACTGTGCTACCGGATGGGCAAGCACGATATGGAGTACCCGGTCAAGCCGGATGATTTCTGCTCCTACGGCCAGCGAAAGGAGGACAACCTGGACGAAGCCATCGAAAAGTACCTGAAAATCAAGGAGGAGGCCAACATGGACAAGCCGAGAATTTGCGAGGTGCTTGGGGTTGAACCAGAAGAAAAGTTTGAAATTAGAGGAAACACGTTAGGGCGATTTCGTATCAATAAATATGGGACATTTCAGATTGAAATATCAAATGACTGCTGGGGATTCTCCACTGTGGAATGTCTTAACAATCTCATAAATCATCCAGAAAACATCGCCCGCAAGCCCCGCTGGACGGAGCAGGAGGTGGAGAGGGCGAAGGCTATCAAAGTGCTATATCCAGTTGTTAAAACATTGGCATACGTTGATATAGTGGGACAGACATTTTACATGTATGATGACGAAGACAACTATAAGGGCAGTCTTGATAACCTTGATGAAACGTTTCCTACGCTGAGGAGCATAAGGCGGGCCACATTGGACGAGATCATCGGAGGTGCCCAATGACCAGAGAAATACTTTTCAAAGCCAAGCAGCTGGATAATGGAGAGGTGCTATATGCGGACACATGGGTATAAAGGAACAGATGTATATCGCCTGTGGGGGCAGATTGTAACAAGATGTGAAAACCCAAACGCCAAAAGTTACAGATGGTATGGGGCGCGTGGGATTACTATGGATGATACATGGAGAAGCGATCCAAAATCTTTTTGCGACTGGGCGATTGCGCATGGTTATAAAGCAGGGTTAGAGATAGACAGAATTGACGTGGACGGGAATTATACGCCCAATAACTGCCAGTTTGTTACGCATAAAGAAAACTGCGCCCCTAATAAGCGAAGGTTGAGGGCAACAAATAAAACAGGAGAACGGAATATTTGCTTCTCGAAACATGGGAAATTTGAGGCCTATGCTTACATAAATGGAAAGCAAAAATATATCGGTGCTTATCGTACTCTTGCAGACGCAGTAAAGGCAAGGGATATTGCGGAGGGCTCCATCCACGGCGGGGAGGGCGGCAATGATTAGACTGCTCCTTTTCCTGGGCATCATCCTGTCCATCGTCAAGGCAAATGGCTGGTTTGTGGTGCCGATGCCTGTCTTGGTTTTCTGCTGGGTAGGAAGCCTCGTTTGCTGGCTGATTTATTCCTATGCCCTTGGTGTGGGTGAAGGAGCTGCAAAAGAGATGAAAAAGAAAGTCCACGGCGGGGAGGGCGGACAGCATGAGTAAGTGGATTAGTGTCAAGGAGAGACTGCCGGAAAGTCAAGCGGATGTCCTTGTGGTGGCGTTTTGGCATGAACGCTGGCAGACCATGATGGGCTGGCATAGTGACATGGGAAAGAAGTGGCGTGTCATTACACCACACGGAGAAAGAGAGCCGGGCGGTGTCACCCACTGGATGCCCCTCCCAGACCCGCCGAAGGAGGGATAGCCCTTGAACAAGTTCCCGGAGAAATTGATAAAGTTAAGGGAAGAAAAAGAGCCGGGGAAAAGAGTTGATATTGTGTCGCAGTTGATGGGTTTGGGGCCCAACACATTGAGAGGATACGAGAGGGGAGAGCATGAGCCAACGATATCAAATCTTTTGATAATTGCAAAATATTACAATGTGAGCTTGGGATATTTTGATTAAGGCTAACCTTTCATTATATTGTTAAAAATATTCTGTTTTTACAACATGTGGTGAGCACAAAATAATAACTATGCGAAAATAGGAGCGTGGGGGCGTATGCCTTCGCGCTCCCACTTTTGTTCACACCCCTTCCTCCTTCACATGGCGGGGGTAGCGGCGGTGCAGCCGCTGCCCCTACTGTGTGCAATATGCCGCACGGCTGAAAACCACCCGATAAACTGGGCGGAGGGTCGCACCCCTCTGGCGGCGAATGACTGTGGAGAGACACTATACCGGGAAGCCTAGAGCGTCTGACGGCCCCGGAGAAGGGTAACGACGCCCGCCTGTCATGGAGGCGGAAGCGGTGGCAGCTATGGCCTGCCCCGGTGTGCCGACACATAGAAAGCGGCTGCGCCCGGCGGAGCGTGTAGAGACGGAATCCGCCTATATTGGGTCGCTCCCATCCGTGGAAGCCGGACGCTTGTGTAGGGCGATAGCTACCAGCGCTATCCCGCTGAAAACTGCCGTGTTTGCCTGTGCACGGGCATCCAAATACGGTGTGACAATTAAACGAGAAGCGCACATATGCCGAGTGCAGTAGCAGAAGCGGAAGCGGCGGCCCGTTACGTCGCGGACGTGTGGCGGCTCAATGCCGCCTCTCGGCTCCAAACGCAGAGGGAAAGCAAAAGAGGCACTGCGCGATTAAATTAAATGCCAATGGGCGGCTGGACAACCTACTGTCCGCCATATGCCGCTCCTCGCCGCTTGAGGCGGGCGGTGGCACCAGATGTATGGCACCACAGGCTAAAAGCAGACGGGCCTTCCTTGTGCGCTGTGCGAAAGCGGCAAGGTGAAAAAATTATTTTTGGCTGACCCCGGCCCTATAAAGATGAACGGTTCCGACTGACGACACCAGCGGAGGGGTTGAGATGTACCGTGATTATCAAGGCTGTTCCTATGGATGGAGTATGTGAGGTGAGGATGGAAAGGTGTGGAAACGTAGACCGACCAGCGGTGTCTAAGCGTCAGTAGCAGAAACGGAAATAGGTTGCTGATTGTAATACAGCCTTGATGATTGTGATGTGATACCGCACAGCGGATTACATACAGGCCCGCGGCAAGCCTGACCAACCCCGCAACATACCCCGCAAGGGGTATCTATGCCCCCAAAAGCGCGCGAGCTGGAGAGGGCAAAAAAGCCGCCCCCGGAGGGGCGGCAGGATTAGCTCAGAATTTCTTTCAGTTTGTCCAAATTCCAGGCATTGGGGCTGACCTTGCCGCTCTCCCAGCGGGATATCACGGCCTGGTTAACGTCCATCGCATCCGCAAGCTGGGCTTGAGTCAAGCCTTTGGCCTTTCTGGCGGCGGCAATATCAAACTCGACAGACGCAAGGGGGCGCTTGCCTTTACCGGCAAAATAGCCTAACTGCCAAGCCCCCTGCATTTCAAGGGGCTGGAACTTTTCAGACCCTCCCTCCACGGGCGGGTCAATGCTGGTGATCTCGCAAAGCGCCTCAGCAACCTGCCGGTCGAGATCCCTCTTTAGGAGGCCAAGCCTGTGAGCATCAGAAATGACTCTGGCGAGTGCTGTATACGGGCGCTGAGCGGCAAGGGTGAGATCCCCTCCGATCTCCTGCGGATATGCCGCCGCGTTGAGCCGACCGAACACCCAGCCAAACACGTATGCTTCTCTGTTTGTCATCAGCAACCGACCTCCTTGAAATAACGGTATTCCATTTCGTCATAAACATTGACCTTGATCTTAACCTTGCTGTCAGGATACTGGGAGGCATAACGAGCGGCACAATCCTCGGCTCCCTTCTTGTCGTCCATATAAGCACCCATCATCCAGCCGTCTTTGCAAACGCAATATTCATAGTGTTTCATGACTTTACCTCCTATATTGTTCCTTTTACTTTTTATGACTTAATTATATCATAAAATATGATATTGTCAATACATATTTTGAAAAATATTTGCCGCCCCGCAGTTGCAGGAGACGGGGGTGGCCCCAACGAGAGGAAACGCATGGCGGGATATTCCCCCGCCGCCTCTCAAACAAAAGATCAGGGCTAGGCCGACGGGCCGAAAAGGGAGGTGCCACCTTACTCCCCTGCCCTGAGTCAACATAAAGGTGGGAAGCAAAACAGAAAGGGTGGTATCTACATGAACGAACTAATCAAAGTTGACTTTAGCGGCGAAAAGCCAGCAGTATCAGCGCGGGAACTCCACGAGTTTCTAGAGGTAGAAACACCGTACCACAAGTGGTTTCCCCGTATGTGCGAATATGGATTCGCTGAAAATGAGGATTACGCAGTCACGGACATTTTTGTCCATAACCCCGCTGGCGGCCCTCAGAGCATGAAAGATGCCGCCGTCTCTATCGATATGGCCAAGGAGATCTGCATGCTACAGCGGAACGAGAAGGGGAAGATTGCCCGGAAGTATTTCCTCCAATTGGAAAAGGATTGGAATAGCCCGGAAAAGGTAATGGCCCGTGCGCTCCAGATAGCAGATCGAAAGATTAAGATGCTGGAGGCGGAGAAGGAGACCAACCGGCCGAAGGTGCTATTTGCGGACTCCGTGGCTGCCTCCAATACATCCATACTGGTTGGAGAGCTGGCAAAGCTCCTCAAGCAGAATGGGGTGGACACTGGGCAGAACCGTCTCTTTGACTGGATGCGGAACAACGGATATCTGATCCGCAGAGAGGGCACGGATTACAACATGCCCACACAGCGCTCGATGGAATTGGGCCTGTTTGAAATCAAGGAAACCAGCATTACACATGCAGATGGGCACGTTACAGTAAACAAGACTCCGAAGGTGACGGGGAAAGGACAGCAGTTTTTTATCAACATGTTTCTTGGTTGACAACCCACACGGGTGTATCGCTTAACAGGCTGTGACGGCTGGCCGTATCCGAGCCAGAGCTCGACAGTAGGCGGCGATGTAGCAAAGTCTAGCAAATGCTAGCAAACCGGGAGAGAGAAAAAGAAAGAAAACCGCCCCCTTTTTCCCCCTCTTCCTTCCCCCCTATAACCCCCTATCTATTACCCCCTATAATCCCCCAGAAAAGAAAGAAAAAGAGAGAGCGCGTTGGGGGAGACGGAGGAGGATCGGAAGACTCTACTTAGGCGAGAGGTGGTGAGCCCGTTGTGGCAAAAGGCAAATATCAGCGGTGGCTGGAGCCGGACGGGCTCCTGCTGCTGGAGGGCTGGGCTCGGGATGGGCTGACAGACGAGCAGCTTGCCGAAAAAATGGGAATAAACCCCGCAACCTTGTACGATTGGAAGAATAAGCATCCCGAGATTTCCGAGGCCCTAAAAAAGGGCAAGGAAATCGTGGATATCCAGGTGGAAAACGCCCTCTTAAAACGGGCCTTGGGCTATGAGTACATGGAGGAGCGGGCGGAGATCAGCGAAAAGGACGGCCGGAAGGTCATCCAGACCGTGAAGCAGGTCATACCAGACACGGCGGCGCAGATTTTCTGGCTGAAAAACAGGCGGCCGGACAGGTGGAGGGACAAGCCCCAGGAGAAGGCGGAGACTGTGGCCCAGGCTGATGAAATGACCCTGTCCGACAAGCTGGCGGCCATCAGAGAGGCGGCGAGGACGATTGACAACTAACGAGCTGGCCCGGTTGGCCGTCTGGTACAACCATCTCAGGGACACCAGCAACGACACTTTTATGCCGCTGTTTTCCTGCGAAAGCCGCTATCTGGTGCTCAAGGGCGGAGGCGGCTCTGGCAAGTCCATCTTCGCCGGGCGCAAGGTGCTGGAGCGCTGCGTTTCCGAGCCGGGCCACCGGTTCTTGGTGTGCCGCAAGGTGGCGCGGACGCTGCGGGAGAGCTGCTTTGCACAGCTCCGTGGGCAGATTTCCGAGCACTATCCCGACAGCGGGGCCGTGGTCAACCGGGGAGAGCTGCGCATCGTATTTCCCAACGGCTCCGAGATACTCTTTGCCGGATTGGATGACGTCGAAAAGCTCAAATCCATCTATGACATCACCGGGATCTGGATTGAGGAGGCGTCGGAGCTGCTGGAGGCCGACTTTAACCAGTTGGACATCCGCCTGCGGACACAGTGCCCCTACTACCTCCAGATGATTCTCACATTCAACCCGATCAGCATTACACACTGGCTCAAGGGGCGGTTCTTCGATCGGAGCGACTCCCGGGCCACGGTGCACGAGTCCACCTACAGGGACAACCGCTTTCTCACCCAGGAGGCGGTGCGGACGCTAGAGGCGTTCCGCGACACAGACGAGTATTATTACATGGTCTACTGCCTGGGCCAGTGGGGCGTCACCGGAAAGACCGTATTTGATGCCAAGGCCGTGACCGCCCGGCTGCTGGAGCACATCCAGCCGGTGCGGGTGGGGTATTTCGCCTATGACTACGACGGGCGGGCGGTATCCGGTATCCGGTGGGTGGACGACCCGGGGGGCTTTATCAAGGTCTACCGGGCGCCGGAGGCGGGCGTGCCCTATGTGGTCGGCGGAGACACCGCCGGGGACGGCTCGGACAGCTTTGTGGCCCAGGTGCTGGACAACTGCACCGGGGAACAGGTGGCCGTCCTCCGACACCAGACCGACGAGGATCTGTACTCCATGCAGGTGTATTGCCTGGGCATGTGGTACAACACCGCGCTGGTGGGTGTGGAGGCCAACTGGAGTACCTACCCTATCCTGACGCTGGAGCGGCTGGGCTATCCCAACCAGTACGTCCGGGAGGTGCTGGACGACTACACCCACGGCATCAAGCGGTCGTTCGGTTTCTGGACATCGACAAAAACACGCCCGGTCATCCTCTCCGAGCTGATCCGGGCCGTGCGGGAGGACATTACCATCGTGTCCGACGAGACCACGTTGCAGGAGATGCTCACCTTTGTGCGGGGCGAGGACTACAAGCCAAGGGCCGAGGAGGGCGCGCACGACGACTGCGTTATGGCCCTGGCAATTGCCCACCACATCCGCCCGCAGCAGAGATACACCGTGGAGGCCGGCCGGAAGGCTGGCGGCGCGGTGTGGGACGACTCCATGTGGGAGGACTATAACAACGCAGGCCCGGAGGAGCGGGAATACCTGATCAAGAAATGGGGGGAGCCCAAACGATGAAAAAGAGAGACAAAGACCGGCTGCGGCTGTGGCAGGACAGGCTCGGGCGGGCCAACGCGGCATATGAGCCGGAGCTGTCCAAAATGGACGGGCGGGAGGAGCTGTACCAGGGCTGCAGCCGCATCCGGCCCATCGTTTGTACCGCCCGGAAGAAGGAGACCCCCCACGTGCGCAACCTGTGCGCCGAGATGATCGAGAGCCAGGTGGACAGCAACATCCCCCAGCCCAAGGTCACGCCCCGGCGCAGAGAGGACGAGTGGCGGGCCAAGCTCATCGAGGACATGCTCCGCAACGAGTTGGACCGGCTGCCCTTTGAGCAGATGAACGACATCATGGAGCGCACCATCCCCATCCAGGGCGGCGGGGCCTTTTTGGTGGAGTGGGATAACAGCAAGGCGGGAAGCGCCACCGTGGGAGAGCTGGCCGTCTCCACCCTCCACCCAAAGCAGATCATCCCCCAGGCCGGGGTTTACACCGGCGTAGAGGATATGGACTACATCATTCTCAAAATTCCGCAGACCAAGGGGTACATCAAGCGCACCTACGGCGTGGACGTGTCTGAGGAGGCAGAGGAGGAGCCGGACGTCAAGGGCGGCAGCGGCGAGGGCACGGCGGACGACATGGTGACCCAGTATGTGGCCTACTACCGCAACCCGGACGGGGGGATTGGCCTGTTTTCCTGGGTGAACGACACGGCGCTGGAGGACTTGGAGGACTATCAGGCCCGGCGGCTGCGCCGGTGCGCCCGGTGCGGCGCGGTGGAACCCCTGGAGGCTGAGCCGGTGGATGCCCCGGCGGACAAGGGGCTGCTGCCCGGCATGACCCCCGACGGGGCGGGCGCGGGGCCGGACGGCACGCCCACCGGGCGGCGGGGCAAGCGGAAGGTCTGCCCCTACTGCGGCGGCGACAAGTGGGAGGAGGCCAAGGAGGAGTACGAGGAGGTCTATGTCCCCATACCCCGCAGCGACGGCACCGAGATTCCGGGGGCGCGGCCGGTGGAGGTTGTCACCGATACAGTGGACGAGCTGGGCTTGCCCGTGGTGGCGGTGGTGCAGGAGCCGACCCGGATTCCCTTCTACAAGCCGGACATCTACCCGGTTATCCTCCAAAAAAATGTGAGCGTGTACGGCAGGTTCCTGGGGGACAGCGATCTGGACAAGATTGCCGACCAGCAGAACACCACCAACCGCATCGAGGCCAAGATTATAGACAAGCTCACTAAATCGGGCAGTTACATCAGCCTCCCCAACGACGCCAAGATCCGCTACGACGAGGAGGACATGAAGAAGATCTATCTCTCCAGCCCGGCGGACAAGTCCTATCTGGACGTGTACGACCTCCAGGGGGATATTGAGCAGGACATGGCCTATCTGGCGCAGGTATACGAGGAGGCGCGGCAGGTCATCGGAATCACCGATTCCTTCCAGGGCCGCAAGGATTCCACCGCCACCAGCGGGACGGCCAAGGAGTTCTCCGCTGCCCAGGCCGCCGGACGGCTGGAGTCAAAACGGGTCATGAAGAATGCGGCCTACGCGGCGCTCTTTGAGGCCATGTTCAAGTTTAAGCTGGCCTACGCCGACGAGCCGCGGCCTGTGGTCTCCCACGACATCGAAGGCCGGGCCGAGTACCGGCAGTTCAACCGCTACGACTTCCTGGAGCAGGACGAGACGGGGGAGTGGCGGTGGATTGACGATTTCCTCTTTTCCTGCGACACATCCGCCCCCCTTGCCAACAACCGGGAGGCCATGTGGCAGGAGACGCGGATGAACCTCCAGACCGGGGCGTTCGGCGACCCGACCAACCTCAAGACCCTGATCCTTTTTTGGACGAAGATGGAGCTGCTGCACTATCCGGGCGCGGGCGACACCAAGACCTATCTGGAGCAGGAGTATCAACAGCAGCAGGCCATGATGCAGCAGCAGATGGCAATGCAGCAACAGCAAATGCAGATGCAGGCGGTACAGGAGACGGTCTCCCGAGCCAAGCAGGATGCGGCCGAGGCCGCGCAGGACGGGGGGATCCCGGCAGCAAGGGCCACCTATATGGCATAAAATCAAGCGCACGCCAACAGCGAAGAAATGGCAAATCCAGGAGAAAGGAGGTGCGCAGTATGGCGAACGGATACATCGGCAAGGTCAGCCACAGCGGTGTGCAGAAGGTCACCGCCCCCAACCCCGCCACGGGAAAGAAGGGGAACGGCACAGCCAAGAAGGGCAACGACCTGAGAACGGGCAAGTAATAGGGTGAAAGGAGAACACACACATGGAAATCAACTACGGCGCGGTGTTTGATGTAGAGGTGCCGGAGACTACCACAGGCGCAGAAGAGACGGAGGCCGCCGAACCGTCGGAAAATGACACCACTACAGCCGCCGCACAAGGCGCAGAAGAGCAGGAGGCCGCCGCCCCTGCCGTAGAGGAAACGGAAGAGTCCGAACAGCCTCAGACGGAGGCGCCGGAGCAGGAACCCAAAACCGACCGCGACGCACAGTTTGCCGCAGCCCGCCGCAAGGCGGAGGCGGAGCGGGACGCCGCCATTGCCCAGGCCAAAGAGGACGCGCAGAAGCAGGTGGATGAGTTTTTCAAGAACTCGGGGCTGATGAACCCGTACACCGGGCAGCCCATCACCACCAGAGCGGAGTATGAGGCATACCGGGAGCGATTCGAGGCCGACCAGAAGGCCAAGCTCATGGAGAAGGCGGGCATTACCCAGGAGGAGTTCCAGGCGTTTGTCCAGGGCCTCCCGGAGGTGCGGGCGGCCCGGCAGGCCAAAGCCGAGGCGGAGGCCGCCGCAAGGCAGGCCAGAGAGCAGGAGGCAAAGGCAAGGGTGGACGAGCAGCTCCGGCAGATTCAGGCCATCGACCCCACGGTCAAGGAGCTGGGTGATCTGGCGAAGCTGGACACTTATCCCAAGCTGTACGACATGGTCAAGCGGGGCTACTCCATCCTGGACGCCTACCGTCTGGCGAACTATGACACGCTGACCCAGCGGGCCGCGGAGGCCAGCCGGAAGGCGGCCATCAACTCCGTGCAGAGTAAGCAGCACCTGAAAGCCACCGAGAGCCGCGGCGGCGGGGCGATCCCCGTGCCCGACAGCGTCCTTGAGGAGTACCGGGCCCTGAACCCCGGCGCGACCAAAGAGGAGATCCAGAAGCACTATCAAAGCTACATGAAGAACAGCCGAAAGGAGCAATAAAATGGCATTTCTCATTCAGCAGGTAGACGGGGGCAGAATCCCCGGCATCGAGTACCTGCCCGCAGGAGCCATCACCCCTAAAGTGGGTATGGCCCTGACACAGACAGGGGGCAATCTGGCGGTGGCCAGCGGCACCACTACCCCCACCTACATCAGCATGGTAGAGAAGGAAACGGCCTGCACCGCGGGAGACATCATCCCCGTGCTGCGGGTGCTGCCCGATATGATGTTTGAGACCACCTTCCAGGCCGACGCATCGGCCATCAAGCTGGGCGACAAGGTGACGCTGCACACCGACGGCCTACAGGTCACCGCCACCAAGACGAACGGCGTGGCCGAGGTGGTTGGAATGGACGGCACCGCCGCATCCGACCGGGTGCGCGTCCGGTTCCCCGCCGTGGTGAACATCACGCAGAGCGGCGGTTAACAGAAGGGAGAGAAGATATATGGCTGGTATTACGTTTACCGAAGGCTCCGGCCTCCAGGACAGCATTTTTGGTAAGTCCCAGGCCCCGATCCGCATGTTCCTGGAGAAGCGGGGCGAGGCGTTCGAGCAGCAGAGTATGCTCAAGGAGCTGTTCAATATGGAGAGCTCCAACAAGTGGGCCGAGAAGATGGGCACCATGACCGCCATGGAGGGCTTCCAGCCCGTGGGCGAGAACGGAACCTATCCCCTGGACAGCATGCAGGAGGGCTTCGACAAGACCCTGGAGCACATGACCTGGAAGGACTCCTTCTCCATGTCCCAGGAGATTGTGGAGGACGCAAAGCTGATGGATCTGCGCAAGCGGCCCGCCCAGTTTATCGCCGGGTATTACCGCACCCGGGAGAAGTTCGGCGCGGCCCTGTACGGAGCGGCCATCACGGGCAAGACCTCCGTCAGCTTCCACGGCCGCACCTTTGACGCCAAGGGCGCGGACGGCAAGGCCCTGTTCGACAAGGCCCACCCCTCTGCCCTGGAGCGCAACAAGGGGACCCAGTCCAACCAGTTTGCGGACGCCTTCTCCAACGACGCCCTCGGCGCTATGGAGACGGCCATGCAGGACTTCCGTGGCGACAACGGCGAGATCCTGGATGTGGCCCCCGACACCATCCTGATCCCAAACAACTACAAGCTCAAGAAGGACGTGTTCGCCGCCATCGGCGCGGACAAGGACCCCACAACCTCCAACAACGGCTTTAACTATCAGTATGGCCGGTGGTCGGTGATCATCTGGCCCTACCTCAACCAGTTCATTACCGCCGATACGTCTCCCTGGGTGCTGCTGGACAGCCGGTACAACGAGCAGTACGGTGGTGCCATGTGGTTTGACCGCGTGCAGCTCAACGTGCGCAGTGAGATTGACCCCGGCAACGACGCCAACGTGTGGAAGGGCCGCGCCCGGTTCACCGCGGGCTTCAACGATTGGCGCTTCGCCGCGGTGGGCGGCGTAAGCGGCGGCACTCAGCTTATCAGCGGCTGACAGCACAAAGGCCGGGCGGCGGGTTTGCCGCCGCCCGGTTTTCAGATAGGAGGGATAGCATGACCGTAGCTCAGGTGATACAGGCGGTGGACGCAGTCAAGCCGAACGCCTTTTCCAACGAGGAAAAGACCCGGTGGCTCAATGAGGTGGAGGGGATGGTGCAGACGGAGGTGCTTCTGTTTGCCAGCGAGGAGGTCATCACCTACTCCTACGAGCAGGACAAGGACGCGCAGCTTCTGGTACAGCCGCCCCACGACAAGCTCTATCCGGCCTATCTGGAGGCCCGTGTGGACTATGCCAACGGGGAGTATGAAAAGTACCAGAACACGATGCAGATGTTCAACGCCTTTTTCGGCGAGTTTATCCGGTGGTTCGCCCTGACCTACAGCCCGGCGGACACCCACGGGGAGGTCTACTATGGAGTGTAACGAACAGGGAAAGCGCTGGCGCGGCTACTATATCACCGCCTACGGAATCGCCGTTAAGCACGGATTCAAGGGCACGGAGGCGGAGTGGCTGGAGACGTTGAAGGGCGACAAGGTGCAGCTCCGCTACAACGAGGACACCAAGACTCTGGAATGGAAATATGAGGACGCGGACGAATGGCTCGAACTCATGGATATCAATGCGCTCCAGGGAGAGGTCGTCACAGAGGTGCTCGAACAGGCTACCGCCGCAAAGGAGGCGGCGGAAACAGCACAGGCGGGTGCGGAAGCGGCGCAGGAAGCCGCCGAGTCGGCCCGGACGGGTGCGGAAACCGCCGCGGCCTCTGCGGCTGAGCAGGCGGCAGCCGCAGGAAAGAGCGCCGCGGCTGCGGCGCAGGATGCGCAGAACGCCACAGCCGCGAAGACGGGAGCGGAGAGCGCGAGAGACGCCGCAGAGGCAGCAAAGAGCGAAGCGCAGGAATCGGCGGCTTCTGCCCAGGAGAGCGCCGCCACGGCGCGGCAGGAAGCAGGGAAGGCCGTGGACAGCGCCGCGGCGGCTGCGGGCAGCGCAGAAGATGCGGCGAAAAGCGCGGAGGCAGCGGAAGCTGCTCAAAAGGCGGTATCGGATTCGGCCACAGCGGCAGAAGCCGCGCGCAAGTCGGCAGAGGCGGCCGCGGCCCAGGCGGCCGGAGATGCAGATGCCGCAGAGGAAAGCGCATTGGCAGCAGCGGGCAGCGCCTCCACGGCGTCGCAAAAAGCGGAAGATGCAGGCGCGAGCGCGGCAGCGGCGGCGGGAAGTGCATCCCAGGCTTCCGAAAGCGCGGCCCAGGCAGGCAAGAGCGCAGAGGGGGCGGCGGCCTCCAGAGACGCTGCGGTTATGGCCCAGGGCAAGGCGGAGACTGCACGGACGGCGGCGGAATCCGCAAAGACAGCCGCAGAGGCGGCGAGAGATTCCGCGGTCACGGCTTCGGAGACGGCGGTGAGTGCGAAGGAAACCGCAGTCAGCGCCAAGAACGGCGCAGAGGCGGCGGCTGGAAATGCAAGTGATTCCGCCGGAGAGGCTGCGGCCAGCGCGGAGCTGGCCGGGCAAAAGGCTGCCGCAGCAGAGAAGAGCGCGGAAGCGGCTGCCGCCAGCGCCGCGTCCATCGGTCAGGCGGAGGAAAATGCCGCGGCATCCGCCACGGAGGCGGAGAGCTGGGCGGTGGGCGGAACCGGAACGCGGGAAGGGGAGGACACCAACAACGCCAAATACTGGTCTGCACGGGCCCAGGACGCGGCGGGCGGCGGGGTGACCTCCTTCAACAACCGGACAGGAGCGGTGAAACCGGCCAAGGGAGATTACACCGCCAACCTGGTTACCTTCACCGACGGACAGACCTTCCAGGAGAAGTATGAATCCGGAGAGCTGACAGGCCCCGCCGGAGCAGACGGCGCGCCAGGTTCCCCCGGCCCAGCCGGGGCACCGGGCGAACAGGGGCCTGCTGGCCCGGCTGGCCCCACGGGCCCCCAGGGGCCAAAAGGTGATCCCGGAGAGGCCGGTGTGGATGGAGCACAAGGCCCACAGGGCCCGGAAGGGCCTGCTGGGCCGACCGGCCCGAAGGGGGATCCGGGACAAGATGGGCCCGCTGGCCCGGCCGGAGCAGATGGGGCACCCGGTAAGGATGCAACAATAAACGGTGTAAACGCTCTGACCATTCAGGGCGGCACACGGGTGAAAGCGGCTCAACAGGGAAACACTCTGACATTGGATACACCGGATGCCGTCACTGTTCCCGGCGGCGGCACGATGCAGATGGGGGAGAGCCTTGGCGACGGCCCCTACACCATTGAGGTGACAGAAGACGGAGAGGGCGGCGACCTCTCCGCCGAATATGTGGGCTACAGCAACACAGGCAGCGGCCTGGAGGCTACCAACGTACAAGAGGCCATAGACGAGCTGGCGGGGAAGGGCGGAGGCGAATACCTCCCTTTGACTGGCGGGACAATGACGGGTCCGCTCACTTTAAGCGGGCTGCCGACCAGCGAAAACCACGCCGCCAACAAGCAGTATGTGGATGGCTTGGTTGGTGACATCAATGCCATGCTGGATGCCATCAACGGGGAGGTGGTGTGATGTGGGCACTGCTGCGGATAAGCTAACCTATTTACAGGAGACGAAAGAGGCAATTCGGAAAGCAATTGAGGCGCAGGGGGGGACTGTGGCCGCGGGGCTCCCATTTCGTCAATATGCGGGATATATCACGCGCCTCACCCCGCCGAATGCTTTGGCGGTATCGGACGGTGACGTACAGGTTACCTGTAAGCTGGGCCACCCAGTACGGGTAGATGGGCCATTAGCCTACTCAACGGGTAAGACCTACTATCTGTCGCTAGAAGGGGACGGACTCCCTGAGATTGGGAATATGCGCTGCCCTAAAGGGGCGATTCTCTTAATTACCCCTCTATCGGCAGGAGGGAAAATCGCTGTAGAGGGTGGAGCGGAGGCACTTGGCACATCCTCTGATGGCGGCCAGACATACCGAATAACAGGAGATTTTCTGATTTTTAGCTCAGGTGGTATGCACAGCGGCGGGAGCATCAACTAAAGTAGATAACTACACGCACCACCTTCTTGGAGACATAAAAAGCCACCCCCGTCGGAGGGGGTGGCATGGACCAATGAAAGGTGAGGGGGTAAAAATGTTGGTCCGCGAAGTCATTATAGCATCCTGGAAGAGAATAGGCAAGCCTTCTAAGAAAGAGGAAGTGACGAATCAGTATGAAAAGAATCGACTTTGACAAGTACACCACCGCGGTCGCCAGCATCGGCATGTGGCAATGGGTGGAGGTGTAACATGGCTATCGTTGTAAACGGCAAAAAAGTTGCCGGGGTGGGACTGCCTGGCAAAGACGGAGCTCCAGGGGCAGACGGCAAGGATGGTGCACCTGGAAAGTCCGCCTATCAGGCGGCAAAAGAGAAAGGATATACCGGAACCGAAGAGGAGTTTAACACCGCTCTGGCTGGTATGCAAAGTGCTCCATTCCTGCCGCTGAGCGGAGGAACAGTTGAGGGCGTCCTCGAAATTAGATCAGGGATTGAATTTGGCTATGGCAGCAATTCGATAGAACTATCTCCCTCATCTGCAAGTCGGCTTGAATTGGTGGCTAATGCTTCCGGCGGGTTCAGTGGCGGCTCGATTGGCGGAACAGTTGAGCTGATAGGGTTGTCCGCACCAACGGCATCCAATAGTGCCGCAAATAAGCAGTACGTGGACGAGCACGCGGGGGCAAGGGTTGCCACGGGGAGCTATGTAGGGACGGGGGATTATAACAGTGGAACCGGATGGGGGAGCAGTAACCCGACATCACTGACGTTTGACTTTGCCCCCAAGTTGCTTATTATTGGTTGGCAAGAAACACTGGATAGTGGTTTTTTCACCAGTAATTTAGGGGACACATCCAATAATTACTATTCTATATACACAGGAGCTTTAACGACACAGTTTAAGCAGTATAGAGGCTTTGGTGATCCGGACAGCAGTTATGCGAAGAAGTCTTCAGACGGTAAGACTATAACGTGGTATAGCACTCATCATGCTAACTCCCAAAGAAACGACAAAAGACACAAGTATTATTATCTTGCCATTGGCTGAAAGGAGGCCCATCTATGACCATCATCCAAATTGACCCGCTGGAAACCGGCCAGCACCCGATCCAGAGCCAGAGCGGGCGGAGCGCCTGCTGGCTGGATGACTACATAGAGGTGCCCGCCCACCTCCATGACGCGGTGTGGGCGACCTATGGCTGGTGTGACCTCCAGATTGAGGGGGGCAAGCTGGTGGGTGTCACGCCCACGGAGCGGCCCCCAGAGCCGGAGCCGGAACCCCAGCCGCCCCTCGCAGAGGACATCACTCTGGACATGCTGGCCGAGCACGAGGAACGACTTTGTATGTTGGAAATCACCACCAATGCTGTTTGAGGAAGGGGAAGGACATGAACACGGTATTTAATCTCTGCAAGCTGCTTATTGACCGGGGCCGCACCGACGGCCTCCAGGACAAGATGGATGTCTATCTCGCCGCCGACCGGCTCACCCCGGAGGAGTACCAGGAGCTGGCCGGGCTACTGGCCCCGGAACAGTAATCAACAGCGGGATCGCTGGATAAAAGGATGTGAATCAAATGAGTAAGATCATTACATATGTCCCGCTCTCGTCCGTGGAGCGGATTGAGCTGAGAGTCACCAACTGCCGCAAGACGCTCTCTCAGGTCAAGGCTGAAACAAAGGCCCATTACGTGCTCAATGGCGGCATGTGGAACCCAGACGGCTCGGCCTGCCCGCTGCTCAAGGTGGGCGGGGTGATGCTCTCCGGCACGCCCTGGCGTCCGATGGGCTACGCCTGGGACAAGGGCCCGGACATCCGCATGACATCCGAGTACAGGGGAGCGGCCAACTTTATCGCTGTGACCGCCCTCGTTACCTCCGGTAAGCCGGTGGATAAGCCCTCCTACGGATCAGCCCAGGGAGGCAAGAGGGGGCGCAGCGCCATTGGCCTGCGTGGTGGCAGTCTGGCCCTCTATTGCTCTGGCGATGGGACCGGAGACGCAGCCACGCCGGAAACTCTGCGGGACGAGCTGGCCGGGCTGGGCTGGGCCTCCGCCGTTATGCTGGATGGGGGCGGCTCCAGCCAGTGCGACTTTGGCGGAGAGCGCATCACCGCCAGCCGCAAGGTGCACAACTGGATTTGCGTGTATCTCAAGCAGGCGGGGCAGGCACCGCCGGACAAGGAGGAGAGTATGGGCAAGTACAAAGTGACGCCCAGCATCGGCGTCAACATCCGAAGCGGCCCCGGCACCAGTTACGGCAAGGTGGGGGCGTACCCCATGGGCACGGTGGTGGACGTGCTGGAGGTCCGGGACGGCTGGGGCAGGACGACCAAGGGCTGGGTGTCCCTGGCCTATCTGGAGGCCGTGGAGGGCCCTCAGAGGGCCACTGACACGGGCCTCGCCATCCAGGAGCATATCATCTCCGATGGGCGTGAAAACCGGCCGGGCAGGGACACCAACCCGGACACCTACATCACCATCCATGAGACCGGCAACACGGCTAAGGGCGCTGACGCCGCGGCCCACGGGGCCTATCTGGACAGCGCCGCCGGGGAGGATGCTCTGGTGAGCTGGCACTACACCGTGGACGACCACGCCATTGTCCAGCACCTGCCCGACTACGAGACAGCGTACCATGCCGGGGACGGCAAGGACGGGCCGGGCAACGCCACCAGCATCGGCATCGAGATCTGCGTCAACGCCGGGGGCGATTTTGCCCAGGCTCAGGCCAATGCCGCCAGCCTGGTGCGCCAGCTCATGGAGGAGCACGGTATCCCCATCGACCGAGTGGTGCAGCATGCCCACTGGAACGGCAAGGACTGCCCCAAGACCATCCGGGCCACCACCGGGGCCTGGGAGGGCTTCTTGGCTCTGTGCCGGGGAAAGACGGCCGGTGTGTCCGAACTGGGTGCCGCTGTGGACAAGCTGGCTGCCGCTGGGCTTATTAACAGCCCGGATTACTGGAAGGGCGGGGTATACTCCGCCGCAAACGTGCAGGCACTCATCATCAAGTGGGCGGCCTCGCTTTGAGAAAGGAAGGTACATGACATGATCAACTGGAAAGTCAGACTGAAGAGCCCCGCGTTCTGGACGGGGCTCATCGGCGTGCTCGGCGCGTTTGCGGTGGGTATGGCACAGCTCTTTGGGGTGGACATCACCGCCGAGGCCGGGAGCTGGCAGCAGGCGCTCACTGCCCTGGTCACGGCCGTATTTGGCGTGCTGGCCCTGGTGGGTGTTACCACCGACCCAACCACTAAAGGGCTGGGGGATAGCGCACAGGCCCTCACCTACCACAAGCCAAAGGACGACAGGGAGGGCTGAGTATGCCCGAAAACGATTGCCCTATCAATGGGGTAAATTGTGTGTCCATCGCCCGCGTGGAGGCACTGGAGCGGGCGTTAGAGGCACAGAAGCAGCATAGCTCACTTGCGCGCGAAAAAATCTATGATCGGCTGGGTGAGCTGGAACGTGGTATGGCCACGGTTACCACACAGTATGGCAATATCATCGACCGGCTGTCCTCAATGTCGGCCGACCTGAACGCCTTGAAAGAGAAGCCGTCCAAGCGGTGGGAGGCAGTTGTGGCGGCTATCATTACGGGTGTGGTGGGCTATCTGTTGGCCCAGATCGTGGGGTGATTACATGCCGAGTAATCTGCTGAGCGCGGACACCGGGTTTCCGGATTTAATGGGGAACCAGAGCACGGATGAGAAGTTCCGCATGGTGAGCGATTACCTATACATGCTGCTGGAGCAGCTTCGCTACTCAATGGCGAATCTTGGGCGGGAAAACTTCAACGACACCGCCTTTCAGGAGATTGCGGGCCTGATTACGGAGCCGGTTTATATCCAGCTCAAGGACGTGGAGGGAAACCTGTCCTCTCTGACGGTGACCGCGGAGCAGTTGATTTCCCGCATGACGGATGCGGAGGGAAACATTTCGGTTCTACAGCAAACCTCCACCAGTTTGACCAGCCAGGTGAGCGACCTGGAGGGGAACGTCTCCACATTGCAGCAGTCGTCCAAGGCGCTGGAGGTGCGGTTGACAAACGCGGAGGGGGACCTGTCCCGCATCACGGTAACCGTGAACGGCATCACGCAGTCGGTCAGCGACCTTGAGACCGGTCTAAGCCAAACCCTGCGCATCGCTCCCAATGGGGTGACCATCACCAACGCGGCAGGGGACACCCTCACCATCGACGGTGGGCAGATTGACGCCACAAACCTAAACCTGTCCGGGCATATTACATTCAACGATTTCAGCTCCCGGTTGCAGGACGACTTCGATCATGTGGAGCAGACCGCGCAGGATGCCTATGATATCGCCGACAAAAACCGGCTGCCCAATTACATCAAATCGACTTATATTGATTCCACGGAGATCCGAAGCCCCACCATCAAGGCCAACGAGTTCAGCGTATACCCGCAGGCGGTGGGCGGCGGCAGCTTCAATATGTATGGTCAGTATAACGGTAGTCTATACCACATGCTGGAGATTTCCTATTTCGCAGGCAGCGCCCCATCCGTCGATTTCTCCTCCCCTGCGGGCGCTTTGGCGACGTGGGATTTTCTGTCCACCACTGTACGCGGCAGCGTCGATTTCAGCAACGCAAATGTGTACGGGCTGGACGTGGAAGCCGTGTTCGCATAGGAGGCGGAAGTATGGCAAGTTTGAGCCTGAGCGACGGTGAGGAAGAGTTTGGCTGGAGGATTACGGGGCTGGGCTCTGCCTTTAACCAGGCCAACGGCTATGTGGAGGCTGGCATCACAAAGTATCAGTTTACGCACTCATCCAGCAGTATTTCAGGTGTAGTGGACAGTGTGCGGGCCCCCGCCTCCGGGGGCTCCACCTCCACAGCCCGGCGGTGGGTGGGCTACGACCCCGGCACCTACGATTTTTGGGGCTACACGCGGGTCAAGGATGGAACGTACTGGCCGGCCGGTTCTGATACGGTTACGGTGGACAGTCCGGCGGCGCAGAGGCCGGACGACTGGGGCTGGTCTTCTGTAATCCGGGCCGGGCGTCCGGTGCGGATCTCCGCCTATGAGTGGAACCAGTTCTGCAACCGAATCAACGATTTCCGACTTTATGTGGGACTACCGGAGTACGGGGCCTTTGAACGGGCCTATTCCGGAGACCCGATTACCGCTGAAATCGTGGAGCACGCGGTCTACGCGATCCGGGCGATGGACCCGCCCGTCTCTACCCCCCGCGCCCCGGCCAGGGGCGACCTGATGCGGGCGAGCATTTTCCTGGATCTGATGGACTCTCTCAATTCAATTTGACTAAGGAGGCACAAGTATGAACGACGCGCGGAACGAAATCAATAACGCCTACAATTTGCTGGCGGCCCTTCCGGTGCGGGGCGACGCGGTGGACGTGGTCGCGGCCTGCCGGATGGCGCTGCGCCGGGCCCTGGAGCTGATGGCTTCCCAGCAGTCCGGCGATACGGAGCCCGGCGGGGACGTGAAGGAGGAGTGAGCATGCTCCCGGATATGGTACACGCCGACGGCATCCGTAAGTATGGGCAGACTCGCTTCGGAGGCTATGACCACCGGCTGGCCGCCGGAGACGGGACGCTTTGGGACATGAAGAACCTGACCAGCGACCTCGCCCCGCTGCTCTCCGCACGGCGGCCCCGGTATCTGGTGGAGACCCTGGCAAAACCCAACGGCCTGTATGCAAAGGACGGGCTGTACTGGGTGGACGGCACGGGCTTCTATTCCGAAGGAGAGAAAAAGGGCGACGTTGCGGACGGGCGCAAGCAGTTTGCCGCCCTGGGGGCCTACATCATCATCCTGCCCGACAAGGCGTATTACAACCGCCTGACGGGGGAGTTCGGCAGCCTGGAGGCAGGCTGGAGCGGGAGCGCGAAGATTCAGGACGGCACCTACGCGGAAGAGGAGGCCGAGGCCAACACCATCTACGCCTCCGGGGCCGACTGGGATTCCATCTTCAAGGTGGGGGACGCGGTGACCATATCCGGGGCAAAGACCCACGAGAGCAACAACCAGACCATTGTCATCCGGGAGATTGATGGGGACAATCTGCGGTTCTATGAAAACTCCTTCACCATCAACAAGGGCGGCGACACGGAGGAGCTGACGGTCAGGCGGGAGGTGCCCGAGCTGGACCTCCTGTGCGAGAACGAGAACCGCCTGTGGGGCTGCAAGGGCGACACCATCTACGCCTCCAAGCTGGGCGACCCTTTCAACTGGAATGTGTTCGACGGGGTGAGCACCGATTCCTATGCGGTGGACGTGGGCAGCGCCGGGGACTTTACTGGATGCTTTGCCTACCGGGGCTACCCGGTGTTCTTCAAGGAGGAACAGATCTACAAGGTCTACGGGGACAAGCCCAGCAACTTCCAAGTGATGAGCAGCGCGTCCCTGGGGGTGGAGGCGGGCAGCCACGCCAGTCTCGCCATTGCAGGGGAGACGCTGTACTATCTGAGCCGGGTGGGGGTGGTGGCCTATTCCGGCGGCATCCCGCAGAGCGTCGCCGCCCCCTTCGGGACAGACCGCTACCGCAACGGCGTGGCGGGCAGCGACGGGGTGAAGTATTACGTCTCCCTGGAGGACAGCACAGGCGGGCACACCCTCTTTGTCTACGACACCCCAAAAGGCGTGTGGCACAAGGAGGACAGTCTGGAGGCCGTTGGCTTCGGGTGGGACGCGGAGCTGTACTTCCTGGGGGCGGACGGCAGGCTGTGGCTCAACGGAAATACCCGCACCGTGCCGGAGGACGCCGCACCAGAGGGCGCGGTGGAGAGCATGGCGGAGTTTGCCGACTTCACCGAGGGCGACGCCAACAAGAAGGGCACCGCCAAGCTCCAGGTACGCATGGAGCTGGACGCCGGGGCGTCGGTCAAAATCGAAATGCAGTTTGACAGCGACGGGGAGTGGCGGGAGGTGACCACCCTCTCCGCCACGGTGAAGCGGAGCTTCTACCTGCCCATCATCCCCCGCAGAAGCGACCACTTCCGCATCCGCTTTTCCGGCACCGGCGGGTGGCGGCTCTATTCCCTGGTGCGGGAGAGCTATTCCGGCAGCGAGCTCAAGAGCAGGCCGGGGCGGCAATAAGAAAGGAGAGCCCTATGGCGAAAAGCAGATATACCTATGACCAGTTCCGGAAGTCGGCGCAGGACAGCGGGCTTTGGGGCCAGTTCTCCCAGGCCGACCTTTCGATGGCCCAGCAGAACCCGGATTTCGGCATGTCCATCCTGAAAACCAAGCAGGACTACCGGAACGCCACCACCGACGAAGCGAGGGCCGCGGCCCACCGGCAGGCGGACGCCCTGCGCAGCTCCTGGGGCGGATACACCGGGGGCGGGAATGGCGGCAGCTTTGTCCTTGACCCCATGTCGCCCCGGAACTTCGAGTATGAGGCGGCCCCCACCTATGAAAGCCGCTATGACGACACCATACAGGATTTGATCGCGGGGCTTCTGGATCGGCCGGACTTCTCCTACGACCCGGCCACCGACCCCCTCTACCAGAACTACCGCAAGCAGTACACCAGGGAGGGCCAGCGGGCCACGGCGGATGCCCTGGGCGCCGCGGCCGCCGCCTCCGGCGGAATCCCCTCCTCCTATGCCAACGCCGCCGCCAACCAGGCGTCCAACTACTACGCGGCCCAGTTGACCGACAAGATTCCAGACCTCTACCAACTGGCCTACAACCAGTATCTGAACGACTACAACATGGATTTGAGCAACCTGGGGGTTGTCCAGGGGGCGGAACAGAGCGACTACGACAAATACCTTAACCAGCTCAACCAGTACAACACCGACCGCAATTTCAGCTACGGGCAGTTCCTGGACGAGCTGTCGTCTCAGAACCAGCGGCGTACCGATGCGCTGAACGAGGCGGTTCTGCGGGCGGAAATGGGCGACTACGGCGGCCTGGCAGACCGTGGATGGGACACCAGCAACATTCCCTATGAGTGGGAGAAGCAGCAGAGCATCGAACAGCAGAACTACGAGCGGGAGCAGGCGCTCAGAGAGCTGGCACAGGCGCAGGTGGACAATATGCTCCAGACCGGCACCATGCCCCCGGCTGAACTTCTCCAGCAATCGGGGTATTCCCAAGATTATGCCAACGCACTGGGCAGCTATTATAAGAATCAGCTTGCCCAGCAGGCGAACCGGGGCAGAAGCATAGGTGGGGGAAAGGATAGGAGCGGCAATCAGCTTTCGTTCTCTGAGGCGAAGAAGCTGGCGGAGAACGGTTACTTCGGTGACGAGGTGCTGTCGGTTCTTCGCTCCAACGGGTACTTCGACGCCGCGATCACAGCTATGTATGGATGGGAACCCACCAAGAGCGGCGGCCCCACCGCTGGGAGGGACCCTGAACACCGCCCTGAACGGCGGCCCCACCGCTGGGAGTGAGCAGGTGACGAACCGTACGGACGAAGCCGCCTCGGACTGGATTCATGTTCCCGGCTTTGGCCGCCTGACCTATCCTGAACTGGAGCACTATGTGGATACGGGCGCAATTATTGAGAGTTACGACGAGAGAACCGGGAAATATACTTATCGGAAAGCGTAGGGTGTCACGATGGCAAGTGAATTTCTTCGGAGAAAGGCAGAGGCGTCTCGGCGGGAAATCGATCAGGAATATGGGCCTTCGTATTATGGCGGGAGTGAATACGTGTCCCAGCTTCCTGCGGCTGAAAACCGAGGCGGGTTTTCTCAAGGGAGCGGCGCGGGGCGCGCTCCGGCGCAGCGGACGGTAAAATCCGCGCCGCCCGCCGCGCTGCCTGAGAGCAAGGGGAAAGCCCTGACCCTGCCCAAAGCGGGAGAGAGGGGCTTCCTGGCGGGTGGGGTGAGCGTGGAGGGCTCCCCGTTCCTGTATGGTAGCGAGCGGGCGGCCGCCGCCCTGCTCGGTGCAGGTGAGGGCGTTACGGACTTCATCGGCAGCGGCTTCTATAAGGGAGTGCAAGGGATTAGTTCTCTTGGTGGCCTGGCTCCCAATCCGGTATCGGAGTGGGCCGGGCGGAACGCCGACGCCTTCCTGGAGAACAGCGTCACGCGGGACTATGAGGAGAGCATCCGTGAGCGATACCGCCCCAGTCAGGGGGCGGAGAATGTAACTGGCATCGGACAGGCCATCGTGCAGATGCTCCCCGGTATCGGCGCGTCCAAGGCCGTGTCCGCAGCAGGGAAGGGGCTCAACGCCGCCCAGGCGATTTCCCGCGGGGAGAACGTGGGCCGGGCGCTGTTCGGCCTCCAGGCGGCGGGCAACGCGGCCAGCCAGGCCAAAGCGGAGGGGGCGACATCCGGGCAGGCCCTGGCCTTCGGCGCGGCCTCCGGGGCCCTGGAGACCGCCATTGAGGGCATCGCGGGCGGCATCCCCGGCCTGGGCGGCGGCAAGGTGGAGCAGATTGCCGAGGCAGTCAAGGCCAGCCCCCTGGTCAGCCGGGCCCTGGGTATTGCGGGCGAGGGCGGCGAGGAGGCCCTTTCCACCGCCCTCACACCCTATTTGCAACGGGCCATTTATGACCCGGACGCCCCCAACGCCACGCTGGGAGAGATCGGGCAGAGTGCGCTCATGGGCGCGGTGGCCGCCGGAGTGCTCCAGGGCGGCCTGGAGCTGCCGGGGGCGATTTCCAATGCGGCATCCGACATCAGAACCACCCGGAGGGCTATCGGGAGCAACGAGGACATTGCCCGGAGAGCCACCGCCAATATCCAGGCAGGCCAGAACATGGCCCGGTACGCCAGCGGCAATCCGCTGGCCGTTACCTTACCGACGGCCGAAGAAGCCAAAAGCGGCCTCTTTCTGCCCGGCTCCCCCGCCTACCAGCGCAGCGCCGTTGACAATCCAGCCGGGGCGGGCTATGATGGAGGCACACAAAATATTCGGACAGGAGGCGTGAATGATGGCGGAGGAGAAGCGACAGCTCGCGAACTTCAAGGAGTTTATGCAACAGATGTACGGGGCGGAGGTCAGAGAACTTACACTGGAGGAGAAAGAGCATCTTCACAAACTGATGGAAGAGAGAACCGAGAAACGGCTGAATGGGCAGACGGAGGCGTAACGCATGAGCGAAGACAAGCATCTGACCTGGGAACAGGTCGTGGAGGGACTATACGGCTTCAAGCCGAAGAAGCGGGTATACACGGCGGAAGAGATGGACAGATACCGGAAACGGCTGGAGCAGTATACCGTGGAGAAAGCGGCGCAGCGGGGCAAGCAAGAATCGGAGAATGGGCCAGGGGGCACATAGTCGAAAACCCTTCTTCACCTGCTGTAAATCGTGCGCTTGGACAGGCAAAAGCCTATACACCTGATGCGGTTGTTGTAGAGGATAGTGTCATAAAAGCACACAGGCCGAATACGCTCGGACTTACATCGGATGGAGTAATTTATCTTTCGGATGCCATCCCGGAGGAGTTGTCCGCCGTTGTCCCTAACCACGAGATTATCCATGCACTAAAACAGCGCGGCAATGAAGCTTACCGCAGCTTTGTGGATACGGTAGGTGAACGTATAGCATATACAGGAGATCCGACTGGGGTTCTGGACGTTGTAATTGAAAGCAGATATCCAGGAAAGACATTGTTTGATCTGTCCATGGAAGAGCTGGACACCGTTTATGACGAACTCAATGCCCTGGTCTGGGGCTACTACAAAGCAGATCCGGAGAACGCGCGGGCACAGTTCGCCGGAGTGTTCCAGGATTACGATGCGTACATCCAAGAGCTGGATACTATCATGGAGGGTGCGAGGCAGCCGGTGGAGAACCAGACCGGCGCCGGGCCGACCCAGGCGCAGGGCCCGGAGAGCTCGGTGGGCGCGCCTGCTTACCGGGATGTGGCGGACAACCCGCTCACCACAATGCTCCCCACCGGGGAAGAGGCGCTGGCCGGGAAGCGGGCCTATCTGCCCGGCTCTCGGGAGTACCGAGGGACAGCATCGGAAGGGACAAAAAAGACCGCCCCCACGGAGGAGGCGGTGAATGAAAACGGACTGACCTCTCTGACTGAACGGGAACGGATCAATCTGTCCAGCGGGAAAAAGAATAAAATTGTTTCCACATTTAAGGATGCAGTTTCGTTTGTGAAAAATGCGCTTATAAACAAGCAAAATACAGACCGCGCCTATCTTGGTAGAGTCCCAGATCCTGTCGCACAGAAAATCCATGAAGATACTGGCTTGGATTTGAAAGGGTTTGGCGTCATGATGAATGGCGATGATGTCCGTCACATTATGAAAAACCACGGAGATGCAGCGACAGAACGAAGTAGAGGACAAATCGCAATTACTCCGAACGACATTGCGAGAATCCCAGAAATTTTAGCGTCCCCTGACCGCATATATACTTCCGAGGAAATGGATGGCAAAGGAAGGACTGCGATCATATTTGAAAAACAGATGGGCGATTACTACATTACAATTCAGGGAATATCGGACGGAAAACAGCTCCTGCAAACTGACACATTATACAAAAGAAGAACTCGCACGACACGGGACACAATGCTCGAGACCCAAGAGGGTCTCGCCCCTGTGATTAACGCCCAAGGCGAACCGCCGCAAAGTTCTTCTAATATTAGTATACTCCCTGGCGAGCAGGATGTCAACCTACAGCAGGGCGATCGCGGTGAAACACAGGATACGCCCAGGGAGGGGCCTGGGCCTGCCTTTGAGACAGGCCCGGAGAGCTCGGTGGGCGCGGCGCGGAAGGGCTTCGACCCATGGTCGGAGTTCCAGGGCACCAGGAGCGAGTTCTTCCCCGAAGGGGCCAACGCGGCCCGTCCGGTGGACGTGCCGACCACAGATCCTCAGGGCCGCCGCATCCGCAAGACCGCCTCCACCGCCATGGGTGCAAAAGCCATCCCTGACGAGGTGGTGGGGGACATCCAGAACATGGTGCTGCGCGGGGAGTTGTCCTATGACCGCCGGAGCGACCTGGCTTCCACTGACCGGGCGGTGCGGACGATTGAGGAGAAGGGCTATCAAAGGGCGCTGGAGGAGTTTTCTGCCCAGGTACGCAAGGGCGTCGTGTCCAAAGACATCGCTACCCTGGGCCAGCAGCTCCTTATCAACGCCGCCAACGCGGGAGACGGGAAGGCCACGGCGGAGTTGCTTTCCCTCTACGCGCAGATGGAGACCACCGCCGGGCAGGCGGTACAGGCGGCCTCCATCCTGCGCAAGCTGGCTCCCAGTGACCAGCTCTACGCCGCCAAGCGCGTGGTGAGCGAGCTCGAAAAGACCATCCAGAAAAACTACAAGGATTTGGATATCACCATTGACCCGTCGTTGATTGAGGAGTTCAACCAGCAGACCGCCCAGGCGGGCCGGGACGAGGTGCTGGACAAAATCTATCAGAACGTGGCTGACCAGGTGCCCGCCAAATGGAAGGATAAGTGGAACGCCTGGCGGTATATGGCGATGCTCTTTAACCCAAGGACGCACATCCGAAACATCGTGGGCAACGTCGGATTCCAGCCGCTGCGCTGGACAAAGGACCGGGTGGCGGCAACCATCGAGGCGGGGGTCTCCAAGGTCAGTGGCGGAAGGCTGGGACGCACCAAGTCGTTCGCGGCCAATCCCGCGCTCTATAAGGCTGCGTGGGCCGATTGGGCAAACGCGCAGGACGTGCTTTCCGGGAACAAGTATGACGACATTCGAACGGAAATCAACAGCCGCCGCCGTATTTTCCGAACCGCCCCTCTGGAGGCGGGCCGCAAGATAAACTCCTGGGCCCTGGAGGCGGAGGACGCCATTTTCAAGCGTATCACCTACGCCGACGCTTTGGCCGGCTATCTCCAATCCAACGGCGTGACAGCGGAGCAGATGCGGAACAACACGGTGGACGCACAGATTCTCAGCCGGGCGCGGGACTACGCGGGACGGGAGGCGCTGAAAGCCACCTATCAGGATCGGAATATGGTATCGGATAAGGTGGTGCAGATCGCCCGCGCCCTAGGGCCCGCCGGTGAGGCCGTACTGCCCTTCAAGCGCACCCCGGCCAATATCCTGGTGCGGGGCATGGAGTACAGCCCGGCCGGGCTGGCAAAGGCCCTGACCTACGATCTGATACAGGTAAAGCGCGGCGGGATGACGGGAGCGGAGGCCATCGACCACATCGCCTCCGGACTCACCGGCTCGGGGCTCATGGCGCTGGGCGCGTACCTGTTCGCCCAGGGGATTGTCACCAGCGGCGGCGGGGACGACGAGGGGCAGGACGCCATCAACGACCTGACGGGCGTACAGAATTACGCGCTGAACCTGCCCGGCGGCGGGAATGTCACGCTGGACTGGCTGGCCCCGGAGGCCCTGCCCTTCTTCATGGGCGTGGAGCTGATGGACTCCATGGGACAGGGGGGAAACACGGCGGAGAGCATTTCCACCGCCCTGAAGTCCATCTCCGACCCCATGCTGGAGCTGTCCATGCTCCAGTCCCTCAACGATGTAATTGACAGTGTTTCTTTCTCGGAGAACAAGCTGGGGGCGTTGGTCTCCTCCGCGCTGGTCAGCTACTTCACGCAGCCAATCCCCACCTTTGGCGGACAGATTGAGCGCTCCGCCGAGGACGTGCGCATGACCACCTACACCGACAAGAACCTGCGGCTGCCAACCGATCTCCAGTATGCCATTGGCCGGGCCAGCGCCAGGATACCCGGATGGGACTACCAGCAGATGCCCTACATCGACGCATGGGGCAGGGAGGACAGCAGCGGGCCCCTCTGGCTGCGCATGGCAAACAATTTCCTCAATCCGGCCTATACCTCCAACAAGCAGGTGACGTCGGTGGACGAGGAGATACAGATGATTTATGACCAGACGGGAGACAAGACCGTTGTACCAAGCCGCCCGGAACGCTACATCACCGTGGACGGGGAGCGGATTGACCTAAGCAAGGAGAAATACGAGCAGTACGCCACCAAGCGGGGGCAGATGCAGTTTGAAATGCTGGGGAACATCATAGACAACCCGACGTACCGGAGCATGAGCGATACCGATAAGGCGTTTGTAATTGACAGCGTTTATGAGTATGCGGACAAGACCACAAAGTCTGAGATCAGCAGCTACAGGCTGGACGGATGGGTAAAAACGGCTGCGCAGAGCGACCTATCCCCGGAAGATTACATTTTGTTCCGTGCGGCCACTGTGGACATTGAGGGCGACAAGGACGAGAATGGAAAAACCATACCGGGCTCTAAAAAGAAAAAAGTTCTCAATGTGATCGACCAGATGAATGTAAGCGACGAGGTGAAGGATAAATACTATTACGCGGCGGGATACGATGAGGACACCATCAGCGATGCCCCATGGCACGGCTGGGGCTGGTGGTAAAGATCCACATCTGATGTTCTGTGAGATTGTAAAACATATGCGTGCTTGGGTGGGCAAACTTGTTGCGGGATACAGCAGGAGAGCCCACCTTTTTATTTTTGTGTTAAAAGGCAATAGACAAACTGGAATGTTTTGTTGTAAGATAATAAACAACAAGCAGAAAAGAGCCAGTTTAGAAAAAGTGCCGGGTGTTTGTAGTGGACAGACTTTTGATTAAAAGAGTTCAGGCGGAGCCTGACCTGGAGGGCTTCAACTGCGGAAATGGGAGCATCAACAAAAAGATTAGAGACGGATATTATTTGTCGTTATTAAAACAGGCGTATGCTTATGAGATCTGTATAGAGGATGCCGTAATCGGGCATTATAGGGTCAGTATTGCGACTTTCGATTATGAAGATGAAGATTATAATGTAGATTCTGTTGAGAACAAGTATTCTGCGGTTAAAGTTGACTATCTGGCGATTGATTTAAAATATCAAAATCGCGGTAATGGAACGGCTGTATTAGAATATATTACCAAATGGGCGAATAAATATAGCACGTCGATACCTATTCGATTTTTGGCATTGGACGCATTGAGAGAAAAGGTCTCTTGGTATCAGAATCGGGGCTTTAAAGTGTACGAAGATGCAGAGTTGAACAGGAATACGGAAACAGTTGCTATGTACATGGATTTTTGCGACGCAGAAACGCTTAAAGCGTACTGTGACAGCTTGCTCGATTGAAGTGAAAAGGAGGGAATGGTATGCCGTTCTATGAAAGCGGAAAGATTGTGCTAAACCGGAATGAGAGCGAGTGTTTCCGTAAGCAGCTTAAAGCTCCAGACCCGGTTGCAGCCACCCGCAGAGATGCCTTTTTACAGGAAATCGACAGAATGCTTTCTATAGAAGAAACAGAAGAAGGCGTAATTCTCAGTCCTGTGGTGCCTGAGAAATCGGTATTTACTGACATATATTCTCCTTGTTCCAGGGAGTGTTCTCTCCCTTACAGGGGCATAGCTAGGCTCAAACCGATTGAGTACTTTCCGCTGCACAGTGAGAGATGGAGCGGGAAACGGGACTTCTATTCGGAACAATGCCCTGCAAACCTCTCGTATCATGAGGCGGAGTTTCAAGATTGTGCATAAAACTGAGGTGAAAGACATATGCAGTCGAGCGCATTTCAATTTAAGACTCCAGTGATGAGAAAGGCAGTCTTTCAAGTAAACGAAGGATTTCAAAATGAGGACGGAGGAATCGAGATGCCCGCCAGCATCAGTACACGAAGGTGTGTAGACGATGATGCCTCGACTGCCTATGTAGAAATAGAAGTGTTAGTGGGAGAAAAGACAAAAAAGTATCCCTTTTATGCAGCAGTCTCATATGGAGCTGATTTCAGATGGAAACCTGGGACTTTTGATGGGGAAAGGCTAGAACGCCTGTTATCACAGAACGCCCCGGCATTGTTGCTAGGATATGTACGGGTGGCAATTGCTACGCTCACCAATTTTTCTCCTTATCCTTCCTACAATTTACCATTTGTTGATCTCACAAAAGAAATGCAGCAGAACTCTTGAGCACAAAAGGGCCGTTGTTGTATATTTAGGCAATATCCTGCTTTAAGTCATTATATTTCGTAGTTCTAATAGTAAGAGTACGGCTTGAAAATATACCCGGGCTAGAACGGGATTGATAAAGCCGACAAGAAGAGCACCGCCCTATTAAGGGGCGGTGTTCTCTTATCTATGTCATTTGAAAATCCGTTAGCATTTTTGTTAGCATTTTCTTTTTCAAAAGGGTATTTTTAAGTATCTGACTTGTTATCGTAGCTCTCATTTATGAAACTTCAAAAACACCTGCAAACCATTGAAAAATAAAGAAAAACTCCGAAACCCTTATCACTAAAGGCTTCGGAGCTTTGGCAGCGGGTGAAGGATTCGAACCC